AGGCCGGTGAACTGCTTCTGGGCCGCACCAAGCGGCTTGCTGATCTGCTCGACAGCCCTCGCCAGGTCTAGGTAGGCTCGGACGTTCGGAATGTCAAGTTTGAGCGGGTTGCGATTGGCGGCGTTAACAGCCGCCTGCAACTTCTGGAGAGGCGTGAAGATGCCTTCTACAGAGCGTTTTGCTGCCTCTGAAGTGGCGCGTATACGCGACCCAACCGTGCTGCCCCAAGACTCGATGTCCTTCTTGGCGGTGTTGAGGCTTGGCTTAACGCCACCAGTGTTGATGGCGACAACAGCAGAGATTTTGCCGAGGTAGCCGCGGGCCATTGTCTCATCCTTGAGGATTCTGCAACTTCATCAACTCGGCAATCATCGCGTCCTGCGACTGCTTCGGCTTCTTCGTGGCCGGTATGAACACGTCCTCGTCAGGTATCCGCTTGTAGTTCCCGCTGGCCGCCATGATCGTCCGGCAGATCCTGGCGGTCTGCTGCCAGGAGTTGCCAAGCGGCCACCGCTGGTCGAAGGCGTACCACTCGGCCAACTCCTCGCTGTCGATCTCGGCCAGGAGTTGCTTGACCGTCTTCCCCAGCGCCAGCGCTAGGGTGAAGTAGAACCTCCGCTCTGGTCGTTCGGTGAACCGTTTCCCAGCGACTCCACGGCCTCGTTCGTCAGCGCGTTGTGCTTCCACGCGGCGTCGAAGAGGCGGTTGATGACGACGCTGTTCTTCTTGCCCAGTTCGTCGATGTCGGAGTCGCCGAAGAGACGCTCGCCGGAGTCGTCGCAGAGCGTGAGGACGAGGAAGCGGACGCGGAACTGCTTCATCCGGCTCTCGGAGTAGGCGTCCTCGAAGGCGTCCCGCTCGGTGCCGGAGAGCGTCTTGATGTACACGTCGCCGCCCCACTCCGGCACCGGGATCGCCGCCGAGAGTTTCACGTCCTTCGCCGCCAGGATCTTCGCCTTGCTCAAAGCCATCTGTCAGGTTCCTTGGTAATCAGTCGGAATGAAGGTTGCAGAACCGCGGATCAGGTCGCCGACTCGACCTTCCGTATTTGCAGATTCGAGGATGCAACGTCGCGTGACGTTGAGCCTTGCCGACGAGAACGTCAGGCTGCCGACGCCGCGGACGAGGCTCTGAAGGTCGCCTGTACCCTGCACGGCGATGTAGTCAACGGAGATGCGGCCCCCCGTCCACTCGCCTGTCGGCACCTTGATCGCGTAGCCAGTCGGGTCGTCGCGAGATGTCATATCGACGATCTCCGCGACGGGCGTCTCGACGTTGATGCCCGTGATCGCACCGGCAAAACTGCCGAGCGATCCAGCGAACGTGAACGTCGCCCCTTGCGCTGTGAACCCAGCCATGTCGCGTTACGCGACTCGGAAGGTCGCGCTCCCGCTGATAAGGGCGCCAACGGAGCCGCCGATCGACGCCGACGACAGAGTCGCGTTGCCGTTGAAGGACATTGGGCCGGTGATGGACAGCGCGCCGCTGGTGCCGGCAGACAGCACGTTCGTCGAGATGTAATCGATCTGCACCTCGCGGTCGGTCGCGAAGCCGCCGACGTACTCCCGCTTGCCGTTCGGGGCGATGCCCAGGTGGCTGCCGTCGATGAGATCCTGCGTGTCATTGACCTGAACCGAGGTGACGGTGAGGGTCGTGCCGCCGAACGAGAACGTCAGCCCCTGTGCGGAAACTCCAGCCATGTGTCGCGCCTCCTTGCGCTAGTGTCGTGACCTGTAGGTTACGAAGCGGCTTCTTGCCACCTGATTTGATACAGTTGCCTGACCTCGTAGGCCGGCGGGAGTTGTGCTCCGACGGCCGTGGGGTCGAGGTAGTCGTCCGTCTCGGAGACTAGCCTCATATCTTGTATTGTAGCCCCGGCGGCAGTGCCGGTGTTGCCATCCAGAGCAAGGCGAACCTCGTCCCCTAGTTCCCTTGCCGCGTCGTGCGACATGGCCCAGGAGGCCACCTGAATCGACAGGAGCGGCATGAACATCGGCCCTGTCAGGCTCGACTCTCGAATGATGTTCTGCCGCTTGTAAACGATGAACGGAAACCCGGCCGACTTAGGCACGGCGATCGGGTAGACGTTGAAGCCCACGATCCTTGCCACGGCCGGCGACGACACCAGCCGGAAATAGATGTAGTCCTCTGGCTTGATGATCATTTCGACAACTCGTCAATGTATCCCTGCATATTTGCGATCAGGGCGGCCATGACAGCCGAGGAGTTCTCTGAAATCGTTCGCTCCATCGTGTGCTGGGCCGGCATGGCACCGTATGTCTCGCCGGGCCGAAGAAAGAACGGCCGCGTTCCTCCCTTGCCGTCAGGGAGGAAATCGTGCGGATATCCGCTCCCCGCCTTGGCCTGCCGCGTCGGCTCGTTCTTGCTTCCCATGAGGAAGTAGTAGCCTCGGCCCATCTTCTCAAACTGGGAGTTATTGAAGCCGCCGACCTTCTTCATACGGCCGTTGATCGCCTGATGCACGTTGACATACGCGCGGCGGCTCTGTGATCCTGGCTTTCGCGGCCCCGTGCCGAACTCAAGGAGCCAACTGTGATTACCACTTCCCTTCTCTGGGTCAGCGCCGACGGCACCAGTCACACGCGGCCCCGTGACGGCCACGGTCGCGCCGTCGTACTGTCGAATCCGCGTCGTCATCGACTTGCCGAGGTTCCCCGTGACGTTGCGGATCTTGTCCTTGTACGCCTTCTCGATGATCTTGGCTGCCTTCGTCGCCGCCCTGGCCTTGAGCCTTCCTGGGTCTTGCCCGGCGCGAATTGCCATCCTTTCCAGTGCCTGGGCAACTTCCCTGGCGCCGAACGTGCGGACGCTGACGAAACCCGAGACAATCTCGTTCGCCGTCTGGCCCGAGAAGTCGCGCGGCATCGTTGCGTCGATCATCAGTGCCATTACTGCACCTCCCGCGCGAGCATCTCAAGGACGGAGCGGTTGTCTCGCTCGACGACACTCGCCACCTCCATCGTCCTGTTTCGCCAGATGATGCGGTTCGTGTGCGACACGTCGGCTCGATAGCGAATGCGAATCCTGTGCGTGGCGATGACGTTGGCCTGCTGGGCTTGGAGGATGTCCCTGCCCGACAGGCCGTCCACGCTGGCCCAGACAGTCGCGACGGTCGTGTCCCAGTTGAACGTCATCTCGCCGGACGGGCTGCGCGACTCCGTCTGCGACTTGATCGTCACGCGCTCTCGCATCCGGCCGATGATCATGTGACCGTGCCTTCGCCGATGAGGACGATGTCGTAGGCGCCGACAGCCCCCTCGTTGGCGCTAATTCGCAGTCGCTTGTCTGTGCTGAAAACTGGCATCTTGTCGTCTGCCGGCTGCGACACGAAGACGCACGCGCCCCCGCGGAGGATGTACGATCCGCCGCCAGCACCCCTCCTCAACGCAAAGCCCCAAGGGTGCTGCGGCTCGGCGCTGTTGTCCCACTCGCCGCCAATGAGAATGTAATCAGCCGGAGAGTTGTTCTTGATGTACAGAACAGACACAGAAGAGAAAGAGACGACGCCGCGATCATCCGGCAGCGCAGTCAGATCAAGGTCTTCGTATGCACCTGTGGCAATAGTGCGCGAGTCGCTCCACACGACCTGGGCCTGATTCGCCCCGGTGCCGTCCGTCAGCGCGAGCGCATAGTTGGCCGGCGTGGCACGCAGTGTCCGCGAGATGTCGCCACTCGACGTTTCGTGGGCCAGGATCGACAGTTGGATCTGGGCAGCGAGTGCCATCGTTCAAGTCCCCATGACGTAGATTTCGTATTCCTGCCCAGCCGTCCCGCCGACGCGGAGGATGCTGCCGCCGACGGTTGTGCCGAACCCAGCGGAGTTCGGGCAGGACAGCAGAAACGCGCCGCCCTCGCGGATCGGGTAGCCCCGCAGCGTCAGGCTGCCCAGGTTGATCATCGGGCTGAAGTTCCAACTGGTCACGTCCTGCCTGAAGACGCTGAACTGACTGCCCGTCCAGCCGGCCGAGAGGGCGATCTGATTCGTTTGCGACAGATTTTTCAGGCACAGCAGTTTGACGACGGACAGTCCTGTGGCAGCAAAATCAATCTCATCGAACCCGCTGGAAAACGTCCTGCGGTCGCTCCACACGGTCGTGCAGTCGCCTACGTCGAAGAAGAACGACAGCGGGTGCTCGGTGATGGCTTGCGTCAGGCCGCTCTGCGATAGCCTGCGAGCCGTTACCGTCGCCTGTACCTGTGCCGAGAGGCTCATCGGTATCCACCCCATCCAGACGCTGCCAGGAGCGTGTGGAATGTCTGCGGCACATCGACGACCTGGCTGAAGCCCGCGACAACCGGCTGCCTATGCTCGTAGAAGTGGGCGACCAACAGAAGAATCAGAGTCTTGGTGACTCCTGGGCAACTGGCGCCGCTGGCCCCGTAGCCAGCCGGCCAGCGGACGACCACGCTGTTCTCGTCGCCGCGGACGGCAGGCCAGACGCCCTCGTAGAGCGGGTAGATGCGGCCTGGTGTGGCGTAGTGGTCGGTCTGGAAGGCGGCTGACGCGGACGAGAGCGTCTGCGTCTGCCCACCCTCATCGCGGTAGGTGACCGTGACCGTGCCGCTCGCCATCGGGGGGCGGGGCAGGATGATCTCCCACAGCGGAAAGGTGTCGTACCGAGCCTCCCAGGTCTGTGAGATGAGACTGATGTCCAGCGTATCCTCGACGTACTGCCTCGCCATCGTGATCAGGCTTGAGATGTAGGCGTCGTCGTCGCTGGTATCGACCTTGCACTGCACCTTCGCCTCGGCGAGCGTCACAGGCTCGACGGACGGGGCTGCGTAGCGGACGAGGCTGCGATACGGCGTGATGCCGCTGGACGGCTGCTGCGGCGACCCGTAGGTGATGCTGACGGTCACTTTACCCTCCTCTTGGCCGGCTGCTGGATCGTGGCCTGCTCGGCACGCTCCTCGACGGCGGCAGTCTCGACGACCCGCTCCTCGACCCGCTCGGCCATGCCGCGGGCGATGTAGATGCGGGCCATGCCGTCGCCCCAGTCGAACTCCTGGCCGGCGCGGTAACCGGAAAACGACTTCAGGATGCGGATCTTCATGGCACTGCCCCCCAGGCTTCCTTGGGCGCCTTTCGCCCGTTGTTCCAAAAGTCGGTCGTGTGCTGCTGGATCTTGCCGCCCTCGGCCTGGCGGGACGGCCAG